GGCGAATAACGATCAGTCTGTATTTGACTCTGTGTATGAGTGGTATACATCTGGTCCCCGTCAACGTTTACAGCCGGGTGGGGCTATTGTCGTGGTGATGACACGCTGGTCAGACCGAGATTTGACTGGACGGATACTGAGGTCGTCGAGCGGAGAAGACTGGGAGGTCATAGAACTACCCGCAATTATGCCAAGTGGTCAACCCCTATGGCCTGAATTCTGGCCCCTAGATGAACTCTTGGCCGTCAAAGAAGAAATCGGAATCTACAAATGGAACGCCCAGTACCAACAAACTCCTACTGGCGAAGAAGGCGCTATAGTTAAAAGGGAATGGTGGAAGAGATGGACGGAGAGTAGACCGCCTCCTTGTCAGTTTATTATTCAAAGCTGGGATACAGCGTTTACCAAATCAGAGCGAGCTGACTTCTCGGCCTGTACGACATGGGGCGTATTCCATTTAAATGAAGATCCCAATGATGTAAATATAATGCTGCTGGACTGTTATAGGGATAAGTTTGAATTCCCGGAGTTAAAGAAAGCAGCACTCGAAGGATATAAAGAATGGCAGCCAGATGCATTTGTTGTAGAGGCCAAAGCCGCTGGAGCTCCATTGATATTTGAGTTGAGGAGAATGGGTATCCCGGTAAGTGAGTACACACCTACAAGAGGTAATGATAAGTTTGTCCGTTTAAATAGCGTGTCAGATTTATTTAAATCGGGTAAAGTATGGGCTCCGGATAAGCATTGGGCAGATGAACTCATTGAGGAGATTGCTCGCTTTCCGAACGCAGAACACGATGACTATGTGGACAGCAGTAGTCAGGCGCTGATAAGATTCAGGCAGGGCGGATTCTTAAGGCTGGAAACAGACGAGCCGGACGAGCCGCAATACTTTAGACGCAAGAAAGCATACTACTAGGAACCACTATGGCCACAAATTTTGACAGAGCATTGTATTCAGAAGTACCACCTTTGGACGTATCGGATAGTCCAGATGTTGAAATTCAAGTAGAGGAGCCTGAAGAGCAAACTGGCATAGGAGGAATTGAGATTCATTTAGAAGCCACTAAATCAATAGATTTGTCAGATGATTTCTATGCTAACTTGGCGGAAGAACTTCATGATGGAGAACTGAGTTCCATAGCCGGCGATTTAATGGAACAAGTTGATGCTGATATTCATTCTAGAAAAGACTGGTCTGAAACATATGTTAAGGGTTTAGAGGTCTTAGGAATGAAGGATGAGGAGAGGACTGAGCCTTGGAATGGCGCCTGTGGCGTATTCTCTACAGTTCTAACGGAAGCTGGTATCAGGTTTCAAAGCGAAACGATTACAGAATGTTTCCCTGCATCGGGCCCAGTAAAGACCGCAATCATTGGCGCTATAGATCAGTTGAAACAAGAAGCTGCAGAACGTGTTCAAGAGGACATGAACTATCAATTAACAGAAGCCATGCCCGAATACAGGCCAGAGCACGAGCGCATGTTACTTAACCTTGGCCTAGTAGGAGCAGCATTTAAAAAGGTTTACCCAGATCCCAGTCTAGGAAGACAAGTATCTATATATGTAGGCGCAGAAGATCTGATCATGCCCTATGGATCTACAGGTGTTATGAGCTGTGAGCGCGTCACTCATTTAATGAGAAAGACCAAAAACGAAATAAGAAAGCTTCAAGTAGAAGGTTTTTATCGTGATTTAGAGCTTGGAGAGCCAGTTCAAATCCCTACAGATATTGAAAAGAAGAAAGCAGATGAGTCTGGATACTCAATAACAGACGATGATCGCTATCAAATCTGCGAAATACATGTGGATTATGAGCTTCCTGGCTTTGAAGATGAAGATGGAATTGCTTTACCTTATGTAATTACCATAGATAGAGGATCAAATAAAGTACTTTCAATTCGCAGAAACTGGCGAGAAGAGGACAAAAAACGCTTAAAACGCCAACATTTTGTTCAATATACTTACATTCCTGGCTTTGGAGCCTATGGTTTTGGCTTAATTCACTTGATTGGTGGATATGCCAGAGCCGGCACAATGATCATTCGACAGCTAGTCGATGCTGGTTCTTTGGCCAATTTACCAGGTGGATTGAAGGCTAGAGGCTTGAGAGTCAAGGGAGATGACACCCCAATTGCTCCTGGAGAGTTTAGAGATGTAGACGTACCAAGCGGTCCTATTAAAGATAACATTATGATGCTTCCTTATAAGGAGCCGTCACAGGTTTTAGCTGGCTTGCTGTCAACGATTACAGATGAAGCTAGAAAGCTAGGCGCAATCAGTGACATGAATATTAGCGACATGTCTGCTAATGCGCCAGTAGGAACTACGCTTGCTCTATTAGAGAGACAGCTTAAGACCATGAGCGCAGTACAGGCCCGTGTCCACTACGCCATGAAGCAAGAGTTTAAGTTGTTACGGGATATTATTAGGGACTTTACCCCTAAAAAGTATGACTACATGCCGTCTTCAGGCACTCAAAAAGCCAAACGCGAAGACTACGATCTGGTCGAAGTCATACCAGTCAGCGATCCAAACTCTTCCACTATGGCACAGCGGATCATGCAGTACCAAGCAGCAATGCAAATGGCACAGCAAGCCCCCCAGATTTACAACCTTCCTAATTTACATAGACAAATGCTAGAAGTGTTGGGCATTAAAAATGCAGACAAACTAGTTCCTACAGACGACGATCAAAAACCAAGAGATCCAGTTTCGGAAAATATGGCATTCCTCAAAGGAAAACCCACCAAAGCATTTATCTATCAAGACCACGATGCCCATATAGCTGTACACCAGGCCATGATGCAAGATCCTTTATTGGCCGCACAAATTGGACAAAGCCCTATGGGTCAACAAATGTCTGCAGCTATCATGGCTCATATATCAGAACACTTGGCATTTCAATACAGATCCAAAATTGAGAAACAGATGGGCATTCAAATGCCGGCACCTGACAAAGATTTACCAAAAGATGTTGAAGTTCAGTTGTCTCAATTGGTTGCTCAAGCTGCTCAAGCCGTCTTACAGCAAAGCCAAGGTCAGGCTGCCCAACAACAAGCTCAAAAGCAAGCTCAAGATCCTTTGGTTCAAATGCAACAGGCCCAGCTACAAATTCAACAACAAGAAGCTCAAACTAAAGCGCAAAAAGTTCAGGGTGATTTGCAAATTAAACAAGCCGAACTACAGCTTAAAGCCCAAGCAGCCCAAGCTAAAAATCCACAAGCTGATATGGTTAATAAACAGCAAATACTACAACAGCAGTTGGAAGCAAAACAGCAGGAAATACAACAAAATGCTCAAGTTCATCAACAAGAGTTAATGCAAAACGCTCAAGTTCATCAACAAAATATGGCACAATCCGCTGAAGATGCCAGACTCAAAGCTCATTTAGAAATGATGAGGCTCATGAATAAACCAAAAGGTAAATGATGGAACGTCAAATCCTAGAACATTTAGATAAAAAAATTAAAGTCCGTCGTGAGGACTATGCCGATGTTGTGGCGAGCGGTACGGCTACCGACTATGCTGCTTACAGAGAATTGTGCGGGGTGATCCGGGGTCTAGCCATCGCACAACAAGAGATAGAAGACCTCGTGCGTAGATATAAGGAAGATGACGATGAGTGAAACAAATGAGATGTCAACGTTGACACCTGAAATTCTGATCAGCCAAGATGGGGTTCAGGCTACAACATTACCGCAGACTGCCGAGGATAAGGCCAAGCAATTGCCTGATCCTGTGCGTTTTCAAATATTAACGGTTTTGCCGGAAATAGATGAAGAGTACGAAAGCGGCATTCTTAAATCAGGCCAATCAATACATTACGAGGAAGTGCTTTCACCTGTCCTCTTTATTGTAAAGCTTGGACCAGATGCTTATAAAGACACTACCAGATTCCCATCTGGCCCATCCTGTAAAGTAGGCGATTTTGTTATCGTCCGCCCCAACACAGGCACACGATTAAAAATCCACGGCAAAGAATTTAGGATCATTAATGATGATTCTGTAGAGGCAGTTGTGCAAGATCCTCGCGGCATTAGCCGTGCAGCTTAAGGAGATATCATGGCCGACACTCAATACAAATTTCCCGATGAACAAGGCAACGAAGAAGCCTATACAGTCGAAGCGGATCCAGAGGTGGAAATCATAGACGACACACCTCAAGAGGACCGCAATCGAAAACCCATGGCTGAAGCGCCTAAAGACTTTACAGACGATGAGTTGGAAACTTACAACGATAGCGTCAAAAAACGTATACAGCACTTTACCAAGGGTTATCACGAAGAACGAAGAGCTAAAGAATCCGCTACCCGTGAGCGGGAAGAAGCTTTAATTCTGGCCCAACAGGTCATTCAAGAAAATCAAAGACTTAAAGGTTCTTTAAATCAAGGGCATACTGCTCTCTTGGAACAAGCTAGAAAAGTGGTGGACAATGAAGTCGCCATGGCTGAAGCCAAAATGAGAATAGCGTATGAGTCTGGTGACTCTGGAGCAATCGCAGAGGCGCAAAGAGAATTAACTACCACGGTCTTAAAAGCAGACAAAATAGCTAATTTTAAGCCAGCCCCTTTACAAGATACTCAAAATGCAGTACAAACTACACAACAGCAACCGGCTCAACGGCTTCATTATAAAACTGAAGACTGGCGTTCACGGAATCCCTGGTTCGGGCAAAACCGCCGCATGACAAGTTATGCTTTGGCACTGCACGAAGAACTCACAGTAGACGAGCGTATACAACCGACTAGTGATGAGTATTACCAAAGGATTGATGCTGAAATGAAAAATCGTTTTCCTGACGCGTTTGGTGGAAATGTGGATGCGACACCTTCACAGAAAAAATCAAATGTAGCTCCGG